CTGACCATTCTCAATTAGACCGCAGTGTAAATGAGTCGAGGCTGGTTTTATAGTCACACCTGGACTGAGCAATTCTTTCGCTTGCTCTTCTCCTTTAAAGGTCTTAAGGAAAAAGGAGAAAACTCATCTTTGATTCTAGGCCAAAGTTGTGTGGGATAATCATAATTACTAGAAAAAGGATTCATTTGTGCATGATATTTTACATAGTAATCAATCCAGGATGGTTCCATAATCGACAATATTTGCGGACAGGTAATAGGCTCTATAGCTACCATGTTCTGAAAATAAAGTTCAATCTTGTACTGATCTTGAATAGAGATCGAAAACATATCTTCAACTAACTTACGAGTTGCGACACCGGGCTCCTTAAACAACAGGAGGCCTTGACGGTTACGCTTCTCAGCAAGAAGAAAAAGTTCGATTTCATATTGATTAAACAAAGATCTGCCTTGTTTTTCGACAAATCTTTTGACCTCATATGAACGGGTCAACCACAACATTCGTTGGGCAAAAGATGACAGGATTGGACACGAAGGATACTGGTATGCTAATGACAACGCTTTACAGCGCAACAATGTCATCTTTATACTGTTTTTCGACCTTATGTACTTTGAACTAGTCCAACCAAACGTAGCTAATACTTCTCGAGGATCTGAGACATTAGTCATGTCTTCTTTGTCAAATATCATTCCACAAAATGATGCCTTACAAAGATCGTCGTGAACGCCTAACTTAATCCTAAGACCAAACTCTTTGAAGTCTTCGGTAGTTGGCGGCACACCAGAAGCAGAGCAAAGACCATCGTCTCCCTCTATTTTAGGCTTAATAGTTCCACAATTTTTCTTATGACAAACATACAATAAGAACATGAGATTGGAAAACCCGTTGCCAGAGGATGTATTCATCTCTCCAGACATTCGCTTGGCTTCAATCTCCATTAAAATATTCTTAAATTGTATTTCATTAACACCACCTATCACATCAAGCACTAGTTTCATAAACTGAGCGTGCTCGGGTAGGAATTGGGTCATGTGATCATACATCTGGAATTCGCAATCCTCCATCAACACTCGACGGAAATGAGCTTCAAAACTGGAGAAATCTGTTGTGAAGTAAGACGCACCATCCTGGTACAGGTCTCTCAATAGGACTGCAGGTCGCTCATGAACTGGGACCTTTTTAATGAATTCTGGACGCGCAAACAATACATCGCCAATTTTTTGAAAAATTGGACCGGTCAAGGTTTTATATTCATCTGTACGTGAATTAATCGCACGAGCATGTTTATACTCAGGATAAAATTCATCTTTGACGAAAGACTTGACTTTACGATGTTGTTTGTCATACACATTTTTAATGTTATCAAATTTTTGTTGCAACTCCTCTTTACGTTTCAACGTATAGGTAGTGTTAGTCAACCATGTGGACACTGATGTGTCAGTATAAGCAGGTAAGGGTGTCAAATGTTTGACACACCAATCCCGAACGAAAGCTCTAAACTCTAACTTGTGCTCATCGTACCCAGGTATCTTGGGGCAAAATCTATATAATGCACCTTCAAGGGTCGTAGAGGGGTCACTAAGATCGGGATGGGGGCATGCTGCGCCTTCAATGTGGCATCCTAAAGAGCCAGCAACTGGGCGTCGCATATTCCGATCGTTAGGTCTGTATTTCTTTATTTTTACAGACGGGTCTAAAGTAATTTCGTTGTTATTATTAAAATGGTGTATAGGCCACACCGGCGCCAGAGTGACTTCGTCACTCCTATAACCCCAGAGGATGTCGAGCTGCGGTGCCTGACGTTCCCCTGGGACATTTAGAAAAGTTGAATCTGATCTCTCTTGTAGGCGGCAACATTGTGCTCATACAAGAAAAATACACAAGCTGCAGTGCTCATATACACATTTTCCCCATCTAACACATCGAATCTTGAAACGTTGACAGAATGTAAATTCTGTACTTTACGATTTAATCTAAATTTGATGGTCTCGACTGACTCGAGAGGGTTGATAATGGTAGGATCACTGAGTTGCATAAACAATTCTACTGAAATAATTCGTTCGACTGATTCAGACATCACACCATTACACAATCTAGAAAAAGTGACGGTGGCTCTCTGAGGGTCTGGAAAAACCATTTTTGACATTGACATTGACAACGGACGCTTATCGCGCAAGTCATCAGCTACTTCCACATTATTAAAACACATGGTGCGGTAGACTGGCATAGTCAGATATGGAGTACTCTGGATTTCATTGACATCATCTGCGAAAGGATTAAACCTCTCATCAAACCACTGATCCCATGTTTGCTCATTAACAGGAATCTTGTAAGCGGTTTTCATAAACAGACCAGCAGATAGGTCAATGTCACCCGTGAGTTTTATGCTTGTATTTTGATGTTTCCAATAATCTCGGATCTTATCCATTTTCATACGATCTACTCCAGATCGTTTTACGAAAAACCATCCAAAATAGCCCCAGATTGCAACAGCAATCAATGAGACAAAGAATGGATATAGATAAAAAGAAGCTCCAAATATCATCTCCTCTTGAAACCTTGGATCGCAGGCACGAAGAGGTGAGAAACCGCGATCACAAACCCACTGAAAATCCTGGGGAAATAGAAAGCGTAGCCATTTGGCAACAAAATAAGTCACAGCGTTGTAGTAAATACACGTCAACATTAATCCGTAGATTAACATATCCATGAATCTATGAAGCATTGTTCTGTAATAGGACCAGAATATTTCTTCAACCACTCGACGTTTGTGATCGTCCGAACCAGCATAGTGATGTTCAGACTCATCCGTTTTAATCTTAAACATCTGAGCTCGGTCTACAATTTCCGCATTTATTTCATCGGAAGTCACCTTTTGCTCATCTTTAAGATCTTCAATCTGCTGACGCTCAATCTTGATTGCATCAAGTTTGGCATCCAATTCTCCTTGTTGCTCCTGGAGAGTTGCGAGCATAGATTGGTCAATTAACGACTTGTTGTCGGCCTGACGGGTACCAGACGTGCGACAATTTGCCGGTGGGTGACCTGCTTTACCGCAGGCACACACGGGCGATGGACACGCCGCCTTCTTATGTCCCTTGACATGGCAGTTGTGACAAATCGCCTCTCTCCCCTTACGAGGGATGGGTCGGTCCTGGCTTTGTCCAGGGCTCAATTTAGCAGTAGCTTTCACATAGACCTCCCCCTGCTTAACCGGGGTGGTCCTCTCCGCCTTATTATCGGAGAGCTTTGGTTGTAAAATAACTTTCGCGCTCCCACACGAAAGATCACTGTCCAACTTAACAGGGATTTTATCTTCAGGCGCCTCAACTGTGGGGGCCGCATTCAATGATGCGGCATACATGGCATTTCGTATACGAAAAGCCACGCTTTCACCCAACAGGTCTACCCCCGAAGAATCGTTAACGCCGTTACGCGAGGAC